GGTCTGAGATTATTAACTCAGCGTTTGGCATAGGTATTATTTTGTCGTGTACCCAAAAGGATGTATCGGGGTTGTAATCGATGTAAACTTGCTTACGAGTCCGTAGGCTTAACTGCTCAAATATGTTATATTGGATACCATTTGCCTCGTTAACGAATAGGTAATCCCTTTTACCCGACTTTGCATCTTGCTCGTTGTCGTAACTATTGAACTCGATTATAGAGCCATTCTTAAAAGTAAAGACTCTATCGCTTCTATTGTAGAAAGTTACTTGCTGCTTGATAGCCTCGTCTGCGTTATGGATGTCGATGGCATCTCTCAACGCCCCTACTTTTAAGTTAGGGATGTCTTGACCTACTACGGTAATCGTACAAGTGTCTGCTATTGCTTTGCTAAATAGCACTTGGAGTATTGCATAGGTTTTCCCCGATGATGTGCCACCTTGGTTTACTATGATATCCGCCTTGGAATTGTAGTTACTGCGATATAGTGAACTCGTACTAATCAAGTATATCTTTCTCGCTTGATGCCAACGGAACGCCAGTATCTACTATATTTATATCAAGACTTTTAAAGGTTGTCTCTTGGTGTATCTCTTGCCTTTCAATATATCCCCTTCTTTTAGCTTTGGTTTTTAAGTAAAAAATAGTACTCGTAGGGTTACCTTCTTTTATCTGTTTATGGAGTTGGCTCTCCGCAAAGTCTAAGGCTATATCCTCAACGCTCTCGACTGCTTCTTTATAATCTTGGTCATCCTTTAACCATCGATAATGCGTACGCCTATCTATGCCTACGTTCTTGCAAGCGGTTGTAACTATCCCAAGAGATTTCTCAAGGGCTTCTATCATTGCCTTTTTATGTGTGACTATTTGCGACATACTATATTTCTTTACCGCACTTCTCGCACGTTTCTATCTGCTTATCTTCTTTCTCTATCTGCTCCTCTTCTATATCAAAAGGGATGCCCTCTAAACCCCACTCTACTAACTCGTCTACGTTCCATTCGTTAGCTAATAGGTCAAAGTCCCATCCTCCCGTATTAGCGTTTAGCCTTACGTTTAACTCTCTCTCGTCTTCTTCTGATAAGTCTACTACCACGCAGTCGATAGAAGTGTAACCGAGCTTCGTAAGTTCTCTTACTCTGAAATGACCGCCTACAATATAGCCCGTTCTTTTGTTAAATATGATTGGCTCAACTAATCCAAACTTAGACAGAGACTCCTTTAGGTTTTGCTCTTGTTTCTTGGTAGAGGTTCTTGGGTTGTACGGAGCGGGTATTAAATCCGTTAGCTTTTTAGTTTCTATTATCATTCGCTTAAAAATTCATTGTATAGCTTCACGCTATGCTTATATATACATTCACCGCAGCTAATGTTCGGGCGATAGTTAAAAGTATCTTGGCAAAGCCTTTGAAACTCTTTAAGCAAATGCGGGCTAATAGCACCTCCTTGCTGCCTGATCATTACTCTAATCTGTTGCTCAAGTTCTTCGCTCATTCTTTTTCTGAATGCATCCGCTTTCTTTTAGTTCCTTTACTCTTTTGGTGTTTTTGAGGTCTATCTCTTCACCAACATTAAACACTCTGTCTAATGCGACATCCTTGTATCGCTTTATTATTATATATTTCATAATGTTTGAAGTCTTTTTGCATTCTCTTTTACGATGTCATACTTGCTCTTAACGTCTTCTTTTAGCTTTAAGCCAAGCTCTATCTGCATAGTATAGTTTCCTTTTATCTTCTTGATGGCAGCCGCCCAATCATTGCCATAGACCTTTAAGCTATTGCTATTAGTTGCAAGGATATTATATGGATTAACATCGCTTACCATTACGGGCTTTGCAAAGTGTCCCGCCTCTATCATCTTTAACTCACTCTTGCAGCGGTTAAATAGGTTATCTCTTAGAGGTATTACGCAGATGCCACAATCCTCGTAGTCTTTAGCATACTCTCTTATATTGTCTATCTGTTGGATGATTGGATTCATTCTCTTCGGTATCCTTGGAGACTTTACGGTCAAATACTCATCTTCAAAAGCCGAACCTAATAGCTTTAAATCTTTGAGGTGGGTAGAGCCTCCCGAGTAGAAGAAGGTATCAAACTTGATGCTAAGATTCTCATAGGCGAACTGCTTCTCCAATGGGTCAATAGCGTTTTTAATAACCTCAACATTCTTATTGTATGGTTTAATCTTCTCCGCTAAAATCTTTGTAGTAGTCCATACTTGGTCGGCAAATTTAATGTTAGCCAGTATGCACTTGGTCATATTTGTGCGAGAGTAAAAGAATTTAAGAGGATGACCTTTGGGCAGCACCCAATAATCGTCTATGTCGCAAATTACTTTAATACCTCTCGCCTTTAAAATTAAGATAGTTTCCTCGGGTTTTAGCAGCTCTGATATGTTACGGTTGTAAATCACGTGTGTTACTCCATCAAGTTTCTGTAAAAAATCGTCTGCATTATTTTGCAAATAGATTACCTCCACTTTATAATCCCTACTTAATTTTGATAAGGGTATGATAAGTCGGTGATAAGTCACTCCGCTTACCGATGAAGATACGATAGCTATTTTTATATTGTTTTCGTACATAATTTTAAACTCTTTTTTGGCTTTCTTATAATCGCTTTTAATGCTGCGGTAGCTTATAGATGTCTCGTTATGGATTTTGATTAGAGTATCTCCATTGTAGACCGCTCTAATTAGGTTAGCGTTGTAATGGCTCATATTGTCAATAGCTGCTTCTATCTGTTCGCTATCGCTTTCATCCATTGACCAATAAGGGTCGGTCTTATTGCACTTTTTTAGCCATTGGTTTCTCATTACCATGGCAAAGTACCCCTTCATATTTTCCTTTAAGGGCTTGTGTATACAAATGTCAAAAGCCAAGGATACTAATTCCTCGGCTTCTTGGTGATTGTTCGCAAGCCTCAGAGCGTATTGTCTGATGCTTTTATCAAAATATATGTCTTCTAATGTCAAAAAGGTAGCCCTTCAGAATTAAATTCGGGGTCGGGAGAAGTTGATGCTTGCTTTGGCTTCCAAGTGTCAAGCTCTACGTAAGGCTTTCCACTTTTACCTATGTTAACGTTTAGGTTAACCCATCCTTTATCGGTGTTCTTTTTTATGAATGCAATAGCCTCGTCTGCTTTTAGGCTTAATTGACCAACTACCCACTCGGGAGAATCGGGCTTCATCTTAAACATAAAACCTTCTGCGAATACTTTTTCCGTTTTTTCCATTTTACAAATATACTATAAATTTATTTCTTCATTAATCACCACTCTACTCATCTTCCATAGGTGGCGTTCGTTGTGAGTTATTTTGTGTCTGTTCATCAGCCTATCAAATAGAGTCTGCTTATCTGCCAAGTCTCCATAGACCTCGCTTGTTATTGTCTTACCTCCCTTAGTGGCGGTTACTTGGATTAAACCCCGCATACTATTTTTTAATTTCATTTTATTCTACTTTTACTATCGTGTTTTAAGTGGCAATTTCTGCAAAGTACTCTTAAATTATTTACATCCCAAGCAAGTTCTGAGCGTCTTGTCTTTTGCGCTTCGTCTACGCTTATAGTGTGGGAGCAGTCTAAATAAACACCGCTTGAAACTTCGCACTCTTCGCAGAAGTTGTAGCCGTATTCATAAAACTGCTCGTCTATTAGCATCTTCTTTGTTCTACTTACTAATTTGTCTATTTTGCTTTTAGAAATTCGCTCATCGTCAGAGGTGTAAAAGTGATTCATTTATTTTTGTCTTAAAATTGTCTACAACTTTATCGATTCCAACCTCGTGGATGTGTTCACTTATGGCGTGAAGCTCTACTAACTCCCTTATTTTAGCTTGTTGTTCTCCCATTTTAAATAGGTATTTCGCCAGCAATTCCTCATAAGTATCTAAGTCTACCGCTTGCTTATAGGCTAAGTTAACTAAATTGTCAAGATTTTGCAAATTCTTTGTCTGCTCTGTCTTCTCACCTTTGAATTTAGCAAGTTTAATCTTCATATCTCTAATAGAACGCTCCGCCTCTTTGCAGATTTCGGGCTTGTTTAATTTCTCTTTTGCTTCTTTGTCTGTCATTTCTTAATGTAGTTTAATAGGTGGCAAATAACGTCAACGGTGAAACCATTTCCAAGCATCTTATATCTTTGGCTTATGCTTACGTGGTTAGTGTAATCGTCTTTTACGGTTTGTAGCCTTTCGCATTCTATAGGCGTTAGTCTTCTTATTTTTGGTAAGTTAACAAAATAGCTTCTATCGCCTCCAAGATTAGCACACAGAGCGGGGCTTATTCCATCAGTATCATAAACTCTATTTTGTTGGTAAGGTTGTTGACCTCCGCTTTCTTTAGACTCGTTAATTTGTTTTACGTACCTCTCGCCTACCACTACTTGCCTACATTTACCACTTCTAACACCAAATCCCTTATAGTAACTTGCATCTATGGTAGTAGATTTTTCGTTATTTATGCTATCCGATATAAAGTCACCCATCTTATTATCTTCGTTACTCATATCGTAACACATAACTTGCTTCGGTTGCTTGTAATCCGTGGCATTTAAACAACCTACTTTTCCATCTAATCCATAAACCTCATCCCTATTACCCAATCTTGTATTCTCTTCTCCCTTTGTAGAACCTATTACGTTGCTATCCTTGGCAGTTATTTTAAATCTCTTTTGTATTTTATCACTTAAAATAAACCTTTCGTCTACCTCATCTTCTAAAATGTCCTTTAGTATAATGCCTTTGTCCTTTGGTTGCTCTATAATGCTTTCGGGAAATCCGAATAAACCCATAGGCTCTAATCCAATGTTAGTCCAATAAATCCGCTTGCGATTTTGAGCGGACACTAAAGAGGAGTTTATGTGTATTCCGTGTACTCCTATCGCCTTAGATAAAACCTTTTCCCAATGCTCTCCCATCTCTACGTTTTCAAGTATAAAGTAATTTGGCTTTACCTCGTTTAGCAGCCTCATATACTCCCAAAATAAATACGATTGACCTTCAAACTCAAAGCCTTCGTTTTTTAATTCTAAGTAATGGTCTAAAGTTACTATCTCTTGCTCATCTTTAGTCGACATTCCCTTACGCCTTCCCGCAAATGAGAACGACTGGCATGGCGAACCACCTATTAATAAATCAATATTAGGCAGAGAATAGCCATCTACACCTACAACGCTTCCGAGCTGCTTAGTATTTGGGTAATTAGCCATTGTTACCTTGATAGCGTAGTTATCTATCTCACTTGCAAAGTAGTTATCTACATTGATTCCGTTTCTTTCGAGTGCTTGCTGACCGCAAGACATCCCATCGAATAAACTTAGTACGTTCATATTAAAAAGGTGTGTCGTTAGTAGTTGCGAATATATCGTTAATGGGGTCTTTTACAAATTCATCAGTAGCGGGG